GCAATCCATCCGGCCCTAAGAAGAGTAGGTCACCCCCAATCTCAATAATCGAGTCTGAGGCTACACATCCTAAGTCATCGGTGACCTCTAATAATTGGAAGTCAGCAATGCTAGAACCTGAGAGTTTCTTAATATTGTTTGTTCCGAAGATAAATAATTCATTACGGAACTTCTTGATCTGTACGACATCAAAACCGACATTAATTGATCCAGCACCATTGGCAGGATCAAAGTCAGTTTCATCTAATGGCGCAGAGAAATAGATAATGGAAGGTTCTGCTGGATCACCCGCCAAGAACATGTGGCTTGCAAACTCACTTGCATACTTCGGATCAGTGGGGGCATTGGCATGTGTTATCTGTACATAGGATGTGCCGTTGTAATAAGCGGCAGGGTTGATACCATCCACTAATAAGAAACGAGGCTCAGTCCAGTTGTATTTAATAAAACGAACTTTATCGACACCAGTCATGGTAGGACTACCTGCAGTGGTAATCGTATCCCAATCATCTGTGCCGGTATTCCATGCATGCAGATAGTTATTGCCAGAAGATGGTGTACGGCATGCAAAGATGCCATCATCGATACCGTTAACTACCCCTACGCCTAATACAGCACCTGTACCGGGTAGACTAGGGAAGTCATTACTAAACCCACTGATACGGCGATAGCCACCAGTCGTTGCAGGTTCATAGTTAATTAGACGAGTCGTACTACCCGGTTCACGTTCACCCTGAGACAGCAAGTCTCTGTTTGTGTTTAGGCCACCCTCACAGAAGACTTTAAATATCTCAAGATTATCGGCCATTAGCGGCTAACCACTCTCTGGTAGAAATTAGGAAGGATGTAAGTAGACCTTACATCAATCGGATCATCCATCAACAAACGACGCATCATAGCAATGCCATCACTGTAGTTATTCTGATGGATCATGGCACTTTGTTCATTAGATCTAAAGCGCATCATGTACGCCATAGCACCGTCTATAATGACATGACGGAAACGGTCAGGTATAACTGGGCTATCATTGTAAGCAGACAAATCAGCAGGGAAAGCCCAGTATTTATATTCCAATTCATACGCCGCATCTGGGATAGGACTTAGACCATATTTTTCTTCTTGAGTCTGGTATACCCGAATTGGTGCGGCATACCCATTCGATCCATTGACATCATCTTCAGATCTAAAGCGATCTAGGTATTCTGTGTAGGTTAATACATCTAATTTTGCTGGGTAGTTATTTGATGCAGTTAAACGCTTCAAATAAAAAGAATCCCAATCGACAGATGACATGTCTGATTGAAAGTCATACTCTTGTGTCCCTATAACCAGTGTTTCTGTGTAGGTAGTCAGAGTAAAAGGCCACTCCTGTGCAGATTGCAAAATGCCTCTAATTGAGGCATTGACGGCATCTTTAGCTAGAGCTTGAATGTTTCGTGCGTTGGGGAAGTCATCTTGTGAAACCGTGACTTCATTCAAACGACGAAGCACTTCATTGGTGATTGCTAAATAATTAGCCACTCTTAAAAATCCTCATCGTTAAAAGTCAGGGGGCCGAAGCCCCCATCCTTCATTGGCTAATTAAGCCAGTTGATCACGATCAACTTCATTTGCAGTTTCTGCGACTCCGTCTAAGTCAACCACTACAGCGTATACACGCAAGCGGCCTTCTGTAACGTCAGCAGAAGCGGCAATCAACTTCACATCAATAGTATCTGTAGTAGAAACTAATTGAACGAAAGTTGCTTGGCTCGTCAGGTTTGCACCACCGTTCGTTCCAGCGGCTAAGTAGCCAGTAGAAGCCACATCCCCGCCATCAACAATGTCATCACCTGCGCCGAAGTCAATGTCAACAGTAGGAGAGGTACCATTGAACGCCTTCAACACTTCGGCACCAGCCGCAACGATGAAAGTATTCGCTGGGATTTCCAATGTTTGGAAAATATCCCCGTTAGTGCAAGAGTAATTAGCAATTTTCTCGATATCGAGAATTGCTTCTACAAGATAAGCAGGGCGGCGAGACTCTGGGAGTGCCGCAATGCTGTTGGCCGCTTCACTAGAGATAGTGGAACCGGCAGTTAGATCAAAAGTTGCCATATTTTATCCCTCCTTATGCGGCGTTGTAAACGGCTGTAACAATCGCTTCTGGACGAAGGATCTTACGGCCATACAAGTTCATACCACGGACGATGTCTGCGAATGAATCTGGATCACGGTATGTTTCAGTCTTAGAAATCTGCTGTGCAGTAGCAACGGCAGAATCATGACCAGCAACAATTACCCCGAAGTTAGTTAACTGGTTAGCGGTACCTGTAGTAGCCGGTCCAGTGCCAACAGAAGGAAGGTTGTTAGAAACATATACACGGAAACCATGCAAGTTTGTTAAGGTCAACCCATTACGAATTGCCCCTGATTCACCAAAGTCTTGATTGAGCAGACGAGAATCTTCGTCTTTCAAGATTTCCATAAATACAGGATCGATAACAATCCAACGTCCTTCAGTATCAACAAACTGTTGATCGAGCAAACGAGCCATACGAGCAACTACCTGAAGAGGTGACGCTGTTGCAGTAGGTACGGTTGTTGCACCCGGCAAACGTGACGCAACAGGAATCGAGTGATTACCTGCTGATGATGTCGTAATGCTACCGAAAGAACCTTTAGTTAACTGCATAGAATCCAGAAGTTCATCTGCACCTGCAGTCGCTACAGCCTTAGTCCCTGAAACAGTATCGTTCGCAGTATCAGCGGCGGCATTAACAGCCGACTGCTTATACCCTGAAAGATAACCAAGAACTTCTTGGTCGTACTGATCACGTAGACGATAACCTGCACGGTCTGTTGCCATATCCATGAAGTTTACGTGGCTGTGTGCTTCTTCGATGTCGTCCATCTTGAAAGCAAAGTAATGGGCTTGATCAACAACAAGCGTGAAATCTTCGTCGTCAATATCTTGTGGTGTAATCTGAACGCCACGAGCATATTCTTTAACTGTGATTTCTGGCTCTTTGATGATACGAACTGAGTCGCCATAGTTAGCGATCTCACCGAAGTAGTCAGAATTAGTGACTGCTTCTACGATTGAAGACTTACGGAAAGCCTTCTGAACTTTTTGGCTGTAAATTACAGGACTAAAATTACCGTTTGGTAGATTCCCGTAACCAGCGGCGGTTTGAAATGCCATGATAGTTACCTCCTAGTCAGGCATGTGTCTATAGTTAAATAGATTACGTCTGATCGCTTCAGAGGCTTGTCGTCATAAGGTGGCTTATTTTAATTTACCGGCCAAAGTAAACTAAAAAGCGGCTTATCTAAACAAGGTGTTCTTTTACGGCAGTAATCTTTTTGTTATTGCGGGTTATCCTAAAGTAGGGGCCGCAAATATAAGTAAATAAAGGTGTATGTATTTAAATAAAAAAGTCAACACTTTTATTTATCTAGCACCGGCAGTCATGTCGTACACGAACTTACCAGATTGCATTGCTTCAATAATTGCTTCCTCATGTTTCTCATACTCATGAGGTCGTAATGAAGCAACACGGCTTTCACTCCAGTCTCCAGCAGGCCGTGCTGAAGGTGAAGATGAAGATCCTTTCTTAACTGCTTTAGCGGCTTCTTTCTTCAATTCAGAATCAGAACGCTTTTCAGCAATCATTCCCATGTCCGCTTTGTACAGGTCAATCGCCCGTGCGGCGGCAATGGCATCATTTTCATTTTTATAGAGCGCATCTTGAAGATATGTAGGCTGTTGTGCTACCCAATCGTGGAAGCTCTTCTGTGCCCGGATATCGTCGAAGTCAGGATGCAAGCGTTTTAATTCATGCTCTGCCTTTTCACGCTCTAATTGGGATTTCATCTTGCGAAGATCGGACATACCCTGTTCGACTTCTTGGCTGGCTTCTCGTGCCCGTTTCTGAGCAATCGAGTCTACGATCTTGGCAACTTCAGGATACTTACTTGCCCAAGCTTCAATCTCTTCTTCAGAAGTAGGAAGAGTAAATTCTTCTTGTTCTTTTTGTTTAACGAGTTTTTTAAGCTCTTCTACTTCCCTGTCTTTAGCTTCGACAGTTTGTTGCATATAGCGGCGTAAATCGCCATAACGCTTTTTGAAAGTTTCTTCTTCACTTCCAGAAGCTTGTTCTTCAGTTTGTTCAATTGTGCCTGTAGTTTCGACATCATCGTCATCATGCCTACGTTTATATCTAGCCATTGTGGGTTTCCTATAGCTGGGGGCCTGTTTGAGGGTGGCCCATAGATTTCGTTCTATTTATCTAATCTGTGAACGAATTTCTTGTGGAGACATGTCTTTTTGCATCATGTCTCTAAGTTGGGTGTTGAGCATTCCACCTTGTGCCATAGCTGGCATAGGCTCTTCAGCAGGGGCCATCATGCCTTCCTGTGGTGCAGGTGTAGCAGGAGCTTCTTCAGCAGGAGCCATGTCAATCTGTGATGTAAAGTCAGAAACAATCGCTTCACCCAGCAATTGATTCATCACAGCAACCCCTTCACCTGAGAACAGCGGCTTAATTGCATTCTGCAGTTCTGGGTCCATTGAATTGAAGTTGCTTGCCATCGTAGATGCAGTCAATGAAGATGACTCTTCAGCCATCGGTGCTTCTTCTTCTGGTGTTGGCATATCTTCGGCAGGTGCCGCTATGCCTTTCAATTCTTCTTCCATTTGTTGTTCAGTACGAGACATTGTTAATATCCTTTAATATTTAATCGTTGCTGTTCGTGGGGTGTTCTTACGGGAGACGTATCCGCCTTTGTTCATGTCAAAATCATCGTCGGACACATTTAAATCGTCGTCTTCTCCTTGATTACCTACACCAGAACCCGTTTGATTGTCGCTGTCTTCCCCGCTAGAATAATAATTACCGGGTCTTCCTTCTTCTTTTGCACGGGCCGCTTCGGCTTCGTTATAGGCGTCAATCTGTGCTTGAGTAGGAGCTTCAAAAGAGAATTGGCCTCCTCCCGGTTCGTCAAAACGATTCGGATCAATAGTGTCAAATACTTCGTCTGAACCCCACCCGTATTCCGCAACCGCTTGTGCTTCTGCGATTGATCCAAATGGAGAGCTAGTTATGTTTCCTTCTTCGTCACGTTGCTGTAATTTTCCAGATGCCACAACGTCTTTTGCTTCTTGTTCTGTGATAGCCACAGATCCTGCAAGACCATTGTTCATGTTATTACGCCAATCTGCGTAATCTCCACTAGGAGCAACCCCTAAGTTTTCACCTGAACGGATCTGATTCAGTGCGCTGTTTCTAGTGAAGTAGTCTCCGATGCCTTTTACTACGGTTGCGACTGCACTTATAACTGGAGAAAATACCCCTAACGCTGGAGGTATTTCCATTTCTGTAGGTGCTGTATAAGTAGTCAATTGCTTACTTAACGCCGCATCTAATTCTGCGTTGGTGTAACTATAGGTAGGGCCTTTAGGAGTAGGTTCACGCCCATCTCCACCATCATCAACAGGCAGAGGAACTAAAGGCTCTTTTTTCTCTTCCTCTTCTTCTTCAGCCACTTCTTCGCCGGGAGTGAATACTTCTCTTTCTAATAGTTTCTGTGGAGCAAAACGAGAAGCACGTTCTTCTTCATATTCTTCACGCTTGACTTCCTGTCCTGTCAGAGGATCGACATAAACAATTCTTACTTGTCCTGTGACTGGGTCTGTTTTGTATTGCAACTGATAGAAAGTAGTAGGTTCCGTAGCTGGCTGTACATCTGTACCTTCCGCCGCCTCGACAACTTCAACTTCTGCTTCTTCAACTTCAGGTAAGTCTTTCTCTTCAATGTCATACTCCACAGGCTCTTTCGTCTCATCATCGACAAAAGAAATGCGGTCGTGCATAGCCATCAAACCAAGAGCTTCTTTTGCTTCACAGCGCAACTCTTCAAATTTCTTCAAGCCGTGATAGCGAACAACATCAGCAGGGACAACATACTCACCTTCAGATAACATGGCAGGAATGTCATCTCGCACTTCTTCTTCTTTTGAACCTGCAGGGACTTCGTTACCTGACTCTTCATCAATATCTACAGTAACTTGCAGAGGTGCAAACGGATCTGCCATCATTCCGCCCATCATGCCTCCCATTGCCATCTTTGCTTCCTTACCTTCACCCATAGCACGTTGAACAGCTTCTCCTCGTGCTTTCTCATAAGCAGATAACTCTCCATCTTTGTCTAGATCAGCTTTACGTTCGTCTAACTGAAACTTTTCTTTAGCCATTTCTTTTCCTGCTTCTGTTTCGATACCGCCGCCTTGGCGCATCATTATCCCGCCAGCGTTCATTTCTGCGGCTTCACGGTCAATTTTGTATTTCTGATCGTAAGTTTCTTTCTTTATATCGGAAGAAATAGGAATAATTGAAAGAAGTTCTTTCAGCTTTTCAGTATCTTCGTTTTTTGCTAACTTCCAAGTCGGTGGAAATGTAGCAATAGGTTTTTCTACAGCTTCTGGCTCGCTACCTACTAGAGAACTAATAAAGCCTTGCGCATCTTCATCTATTTTTCTAACAACATCTTGCGCAGTGTCTAAAGTGGTTTTACTCCGATCAAACACACCACGATCGTACAACTGGGGCAAAGAATTGACTACAATCTGAACAGCCTTTAATGGAGATAATGAAGTCCTCTGTTCAAAAAAATCTGAAGCTTCTTTTTTGAGTTTTTCGTCTCCGCCTATAAGTCCCCTGACATAATCAAAGGAACGAACTAATATTTCATCATCAACGCCAGTGTCACCAAAAACATTGTCAGCACCTTCACCTTTGTTAGCTAAATGTATGTATTCATGACGAGTTACGTTATCTCTATATTTTTCGCCACCTGCCACATTAATTTCGTCTACACCCTGTATTACTGTACCTTCTAAGCCTGTGGGACCACCTAGAAAGGTGTCTCCTTCAGATCCAAAGGGAATGTTTAATTTAGTTTGTGCGGCATCCCCAATCTCTTCATCGTAAGGAAGATCAGGATTTGACCCAAATGCAAGCTCGTTAAGTGCCGCTATTCGTGCGTCAGTGTTAACGTCTTGAATAGCTTCCCTAAAAGTATCTGGATCTTTTTCGTACAAGCCTTTTACAACATTAGAGTATGCATCTCTAAGATTCTTAACTACTTCGGATTTAGGTATACCCATTTTTTTAGAAAGCATGGGCGCATTGTCAATTGAGTTATAGTAATCTCGGAACGCATCTTCTAGTTTTTCGTCTAACTTCTTAGCTTTGTCGGTTTCAAAGTCTTCTCTCATGGGTTCATCAGCAATAGGATTGTAATTGTTTGCCGCCAACCCGCCTTGGCGCATCATTATTCCGCCATCAGACGTATTTAAACCAGAGGTTGAATTAAACGGTTTAGCTTTATTTTTTAATAAGTCAAGCAAATTACTTCTCCTTGGCTTTCTGATGTGCTTCTTCTTTCAAGGTCAAGAACTTCCGCATCTCTTTGAGACTTCCCTGCAGTTCTTTGACTTCTTCATAAGAAGTTGCAATTTCTAATTGACGGTGTAGAAAGGCAATACGCTCCACAGCATAAGCATGAAGCGCATGTGTATGTTTATCGACGTTAACTAACGGTAATAGTTTCTTAGCAATATCAGGAGACATTAGGCGGCGGATTCCTCTGGTGGTGGTGGGGTTCCCGCATTACCTGAAAAGCCGGGTGCCCCCGGTTCAGGTGCATTACCCGGACCGATATTCCCAGCACCAACACCTGCAGGATTATCTGGGGTTGGTGTACCCTCTTGTCCCTGCTGTGGTGCTGGTTGTTGTGCTTGCATTTCAGCTTGATACTCTTTCATGAGCATCGCCTGAATCGCCGCTTCTCTTGGATCATTAATAATCTTGTCTTCATCCAAATCGAGGGATGCGGCAATCTCCCGGATGATATAGTCAAACTTGATCATAGGAGCCAAAGCAGGATTCGCACCTAACTGCATCATCTGCATCAGACGCTGTGAGCGGATCTCATTACGCATGAGAGACTCAGTACCCTGTGCCCGCACAGCTAAGTCACCCTTAGCCCTGTCGTCATAATCAAACTGCATGTTGAAGGCGAACATGGCCTTACCTAAAGGAGCCAATAGGTAGTCATCCACATTCTTAACGACAGTCTTAATGTTCTGTGCGGCGGCACCCATCAGCATGGAGATACCAGATGCAGTTCTTCCAACTCCAGTCACTCCGGTCTGGCCGTGTGAGAAAGATGGAATCCCAGTAGATTCGTCAGCGAGTTGGCGCGACTTGTCGAATAACATCATATTCTCACTAGAAACATTCTGGTATTTTGTAGAGAATAATGCTTGACCGGGTGCGCCCCCTTGCCGACGAAAGACTTTGCCCGGGTAGACAGATAGGTCCTGCCCCGGGACTAATGAGGTTTCGTCTACCTCAAAGATTAAGTTACCTGACAACATAGCGTTGTCTACAGCCATCCGCATGAAACCATTCATGAGAGTCTGTGTGTCTTCCATGTTTTCACCAACACCCACTCCGAAGAATGAGTATGGATTCAATTCATACGGTGTAGCGTAGAAAGGAATACGTGTTGGCTTGAATGGATTCAACACTAAACGGATAATGTTGCCGCCACAAATCCAAGCATTCACTTGAATCTGATCGAACTTCTTCAGTTCTTTAGTTAGTTTTAAGCCAGCTTCTTCGGCAATCTCACGATCAATGACACCCCAATACTCTAAGACTTCCCAGCGGTAGATCGTCTGACGATAGCTTGTATCATCAATGACATCTTCCCAGTATTCATTGGTGTAGTTAGGACCTTGCTCTAAAGAACGCTCAATCGCTTGATCGCGGAAGAACGGACGATTCTTCAATTCCCGTAGATCAGTACGGGACATTTTATGTCGATAGATAACATACTCAGAGTCGGTCATGTTGGTCGCATCTGAATCTGGGTAGAAGTTCCAAATAGAGACTGCTTCAATCCGTGGCATGGTCCGCATGGTCGGTGTGTATTCACCTTCATCGTTCCAGTTCGGATACTCAACATCGTGAGCAAACGGTCCTTTGATGATGCCAGTACCGAATAGAGCCATCTCAAATGCCGCAAAGCGTAAGTGCTTACTGGCATCTGACTCATCAAGTTGATCGTGGATTTTCTTCTCCATGAACCGTGCCGCTTGTTTGGCTGGCTCATAGAT